TAACGAACAATGTACCCATAATAGACTTAATGACACAGAATCCAGTTTCATCTGTACCACGACCTGAGGGGTCAACAGCCATTATAGCACCTTCAAACGGTACGTACTCCTTGTCGACATAGAATGGTTTATACCATCTGTCAGCACTGAAGCCCATACGCGGAAGGTCACGCAACACGTTCTCTCTGGTTTTAGCTAAGCCCAGTTGTGCTGGACCTTTAGCTCCTGAACACGGGTGAACTATTAAGTCACTAGTTCTTAGGGGATATCTCTCCGCATCACTTAGCTCAGTATCGAGCATAAACTGAAGGAAGAACCCTGCCTTACCGTACATCAATTCTCGCTCTGTTAGATCCACCTCTGTGAAACGTTTAGAGTCGGTAGGCTGCCATTCGCGTTCTGGGGCCTCTAGAAGCTCGTTCTCTAGTACTGGACATAGTTTACCCTTATAGTCAGGCACTTTGTCGATCCTAGGGTATCTAGCGGGCCAAATACGAGTCTTATAGCCAGCTTCTGATAAGTAGTTGTATAGACTCTCTTCACACTGAGGGGTACCTAGGTATATAATCTCTGATATATTTCCTTTACCCTCGTCAGCCTTTTTGATAGCCTCAAACTCTGATACCAGTCTTATTAGTTTTTCTCTTTGTTCAACTGTACTTGAATTCTTGTCAGACTCTACGTCATCAGCGATAATGTAGTCTGCACGAGATCCTGTGAAGTTTGATTCAATACCTACTGACATAACAGAAGGTGAACCAGAGGCTTTAGCACCTGCTACAGTCCATTTAATCTTAGTCCATACAGTATCCCTATCTGTGGGTTTTAAATGCTGTAAGAATGGACTTAAATCAATAAACTGCTGACATGTAATACTAAAGTTATCAGCACGGGTTTTAGAAGCTGATACAATTAAGAATTTTAAATCAGGATCATTCCACAATTTCCAGACAACAAAAGCATAACACAGGTATGACTTTCCTACACCACGGAATGCTTCAATAATGCGTCTGGGGTTTTCGTTGTTAGCCATGAAGTCAGCTATAAGTAACTGAGCCCTAGTCGGGGCAGGTAGCCCCAACAGAGTCCAGATATATACTACGAATAGCTTGAAGTCATCCTTTAGCATATCTGGTGTAACTTTAGCCATTACTCACCAACGCAGCTAAGCTATCTACATCAAGCTCGATGACTTCTGAATCAACTACTTTACTATTAATAGTAGTAGCATTGATATTATTGTCATTAAGAAACTCTCTTATCTCTTTTAGTACACGTGGATCTTCACAACCATCGTCAAGAAGGTCTGTATACATAGAGGTTAATTTCTCATGTAATTTTTCTAGTTTAGTCATTGTTTTCAAATCCTATATCTATACCAAGTTCTTTAAGTGCCTTAGAATGCTCTTTAATGACGCTCTCGTCGCTCTTAACTGTTTTATCGATGTTTCTGTTAAGAAGCTCTTTAATCACCTTGTTATTGGCCTTAAAATAGTCTCTACGTTTTCTAGCATCAACATACCCATCTTCTGTATCTGGGTTTGGAGGAATCTTGGTATTCTCTCTCCATATTCTAAATAAGTTATTCTTGAAGTCCTGAGCCTGTAGTTTCTCACTAGAGTCGTAAGCTCTAGCTTTAATTAAGTCAGTAGACTCTTTAATGAAACTCTCTAGCATTCTCCTCTGGTCTCCAATAACTGCACCTCTGAATTCCTTAGTCTGAACAAATTGATCTAGTTCTTTCTCTAGGTTTAATTCAGAATGCCATATTTTATTCTGGAGGTTCTTATAATCATTCTTAGATAAAATAACACTACCAGTATCACCTTTAATAGTGTGACCTGAATCTTTCTGTGATATTAAACCATGTTCAAATAATGCTTGTCTACCCGGTCCAAAGTTTTCACCACGGTTGTCTAAACCAAAGATACTCAACAGTTTGTTACCCAAAGTGTCAGCATTTCGCTTAATCGGGGTACCTAACATATCGAGATCTTGCTCAAAGTCTCCTACACCAGTTGTTGACAATACGCCTCGCATTACGCCACTACTAGCTAAAGCTTCTGATGTAATACGTCTAAGCTCTTGACCATGGTTTCCAACCTCTTCATCAACCAAAGATCTATACTTAAAGGTTGAACCTTGAGTAAACATGTCTTTAATATCAAAAGCAGTTTGTGTAAAACTACTGGCTGGTATAATACTTCTGGTACTGTTTCTTAGTACGAACTTTGTAGGTTTCTCTAAACCACCCGGACCGCCCATATCAGCTAATTCAATTAACTCTCGAACTGTCCTTAGGTGTGATTCGTCATTAGCTATAGCGAAAGATTGAGATAATAACATAGCTGCTGTTACATCATCAGTCTGACTAGATGCAAATAGGTCAGCCATAGATGACATATAAACACCTACTGCTCCCATCTTACGATAACTATACCACGTATCGTCTACACGAATTGAGTACTCTGGTATACCTTTAGCTTCAAACGCTTTACGATCTTGATCTGCTATCGATCCTTGTAGTCTACCTTGTTGATATAACATACCACCTAGACCCATGAATATACCGCCAGCTGCCATTTGAGACACAACTCTAATCTGTTCATCGGGAGTACCTCTTAGAAGAGCATCTCTGTTTCTAGTAGCTGTCCATGCTAATACTGGGTTATGATCTATAATCTGGTTTAATTGATTCATTGGTGTACGTCTAAAAGGGAAAGACATTAGTAAAGCTGCATGTGTCAAAGGGTTCTTCTTAAACTTCTGAGACATATTTTCGATTCCAGTAGCTATAACACCTTCTGGATCTTGCTGTAGTGTAGCTTGTCTACCAATCAGTTCAGCTCTATCTAAAGAAGCTTTGATCTCTTTCTCTAAACCTGCATTACCATTAAATAACTTATTAAATGCTTCTGATTTCTGTTCTAAGGATAGTGTATCATTTCTTGATATTTCAGCATACTCTCTCTGAAGATTTTGGTATCTATCAACAAATGTCTTCTTATCAGTTATACCTTTAAATATTTGATCTCCACCATCTTTTAACCAAGCTCTCTCAGCTTCAATAGCCATATGTACTTCATTATTAATACCTCTGAAGTATTTATCCATACCGCTAATACCTCTACCAAATATATTAGTAAAAGCATTGGTACCTGCCATAATAGGAGATACTAATCGTAATAAGTTATATTTTACATACATATCATTAGAAGCATAGAAGTCAGCCAGTCTCTTATACTGACCTCTTAATTCTTTAACGCCTCTAGATACTTTCTCAGTACCTTCTCGGCTTGAGCTATAACTTAAGTGAAACAGTTCGTCTAAACCTTTCTTATTGGTACCTTTAAATAGGTTTGATACAGCTTCTAGATTCTTTTGTACTAAAACTTTAGTTGCCACTAGTCCATCAGTAATTGACGCAGAGTTTCTAGCTGCTCTAGTTATACCTACAGTCCGCATAGCTGTACCTATGGTTCCTTCAATCGATGGCACTAACCATGACTTCAAGAAAGTGTTTATCATATTACCACCCATAACAGACCCGAAAAGTGTCTTAGTGCTTGATAATAAACCACCTAAGATGTAATTCTCAGCTAGGTCCATAAAGGTATCACCCTTAAGAGCCTTAGTTAAACCTTCAGGAGAGTCTACTTGATCTCTGATGTCTTTAACAACAGCTTGCATCTTATCTTCATCCAGTCTACCAGTGTTAATGTCCTCCATAAGTCTAGACATAGCTACACCACGACGTTTAACGAAGGATTCATCCTCTAGGTTACCTTTAACTTGGTCTAATTCATTCTTATTGAGCCAATCTCGTGCTTGTAACGAGAATTCACTAGGGTTAACCTGCTGCATTCTTAGTATTCTACCTGATGTACCTACAGCTCCTTGGATTTCATGATCAAAGTCATCTAATCTTAATAGAGTACCCATAAGTTCGTCAAACTCTTTAGAACCTACTTTCTTCTTTAGATTTAATATAGCATCAGCTTGTTTCCTAGCTGTAATGGCCAGCTCATGTCTGTAACCTCTTGCTGCAGTAATGGTTTCTTCTATATCACCACCCATATGATTAATACGAGCCATAACCCTTAGTACACCATCAGCATCATAAGCTCCTTCAGCTGCGAAGTCACCTATAGTGTCACCTAGTGTTCCTTCCTTCAAGCTTTTGATCATGTTAAATGTGATCTCACCTGTAGCTCTATTCTTAGGTATCTTAAGTTTTTTACCTGATTTAGCTGCTAGTACAGCTGCTAGTTGAGCTCCTTGTGCAATTGCTGCATCACCAGAAGTCTCTGGGTTTAAACGAGTTGCTTTAGCTAAGTCATCATTTAGTATAAATTTAGCTAGCTTCCTATCCTCTACAGACTTACTAGAATCATTAAGTATGCTCTTAGCGAATAGTTGTAATTGAGCTTCATCTTCATGTAACCATTCAGCTACATCTTTAGCAGCTAACTGATCTGCATTAGTTCTTTTGGTGTAATCATCTATTCTCTTAGCCAATTGAGCATTAGCAGTTCTAACCTCTTCTTCAGGTAAGTTTACACCATGTTTCTTTACATATGTTCTAGGTTTATCGGAATCTAGTACTGTAGCGCCTACAACAGAGTTCTCCCTAAGATAAGCTTCTTTAACTGACCCATCACCATTACCTAGAGTCTCTTCCATAGTGTCTAATAGTTCTTTGGTATTATTACCATGCATAGCGTGCATAACGCCTTTAGACGTGTCGAACATCTTGCCTGCGACTCTTAGACCGCCCTCTAGGACTAATCCAAAGGTACCACCTTCTATAGCATTCTTAAAACGTCCTTCAAACTCAGAGTCGTCCTCTCTATCAATAAACCACTGAAGAAATTCACTTTGGTGTTCTTTAGGTATTAATGAGAATAAAGAAGCATCGTCTTTTCTGGTATGTACGAAGTCAGCACCTACACCAGCAGCTAAACCTATAGCAGCTTCACGCATCTTAGGTGAATTAGCTAGTACATTCTTGAATTTAGGCATTGAGCTTAACTTTGAGGCCATACTTCTAGTTGAAGCGAAGAAAGCTGTTAGTTCTGCTGTACCTCTAGTCAATCCTGATACACTCTGGTCTAACTCATCGTACTCAATAGATGAGTCTAATGCAGCATATGCTTGCCAAAAGTTATCCCCTACATCTACTTTATACGGGTCATCTGGTGCTATAAAATTGTTTGTTAGGTCTACACCGAATGAGAAAGCATCGTATCCAATTTTAGCTACACCAGTGGTAACACCTTTGAATGCCTCAATACTTGACTCTATAGGGGCCTCTAGGACCCCTCTGTTCAAGTGAGTGGCTTCTCTATGCTTTGTACCCTTGTTAAAAACTACGGGTTCAGCCATATATACCTCTTACTTTTTCTGTTTTGATTTTCTTACTTTATTCATTTCACCGAGTATCTTCTGTATCTTCTCGATTTCTTCATTAACTAGACGTTCACGTTCTTTAGGATCTTCACTCATGGTATTGAATGGGTATCTCTTTAAGAACCTCTTAAGACCTCCCCTAGTAATTAACTCATTGTCCTTCAAAGCTTTAGCTAAGATGTTACCCGGAGTATTATCTAGAACATTAGAAGCGTTAGGGCCTCCTGTCATACCTGTAACTCTTTTAGGGTATGCTAATTCTCTAATACCGTCGTGAGTTAAAAAGTTTTCGTAAGGAATCTCTTTACGTTCAAAGCCTCTTCGTAATACCTCAGCCATAGCGTTTAGTTGATCACCATCTGTTAAATCTGGTGCCCATTTACTGAAGATAAACTCATATATATCTGAGACATTTTCAAAATCTGTATTCTTAATATCTACTATTAATGCAGTCTTAACATCATCTAAACCTGCCATACCTCTAGTAGCTGCTTCATAGATATTGCTAGTCTCACCAAAGCTGATCTCACCTGTTCTAGCTTTCTGAACTGAATCAATCAACCTAGTAGCATCTGCTGCACTCACATCCTGAGGTATAGCTTGGATATCATCCTGACTTACACCAGATTCTTGAAGTTCTTGTGTTCTTTGGTTAGCATCTCTATATGTGTCAATTATACGCTGTCTTTGATCGAATAACTGATCATATTTCTTTAGTACCGGTTCTAATGCTTGGTTTGTCTCTTCTATAGTAGGGTATCTACTCTCACCAGTCTTAAATATGTCACCTTGTAGCTGCATTAAAGCTCTCTGTACCTCAAAGTTCATACCTTCTCTTATCTGAGCAGGACTTGGTAGCTGTAGAGCTCCTAGTTGACCAAATTGTCCTTCAGCAGGACTAGCCATCTGCTTAATAAACCTAGTGTCAGTATTATGAGCAACATTCCATTTAGTGAAATTAGCATCTACTTGTGTATTAATAGCTTGAGTTCTTTCTAGCTTCTCTAGGTCTAACTCATTCTCTATCTGACGTTTATCAAAAGTCATCTCTTTCTGTATGAAGTCCCATGAACGCTTCTTGTTCTCTGGACTCATCCGTTCTACCCATTGATAATGATCAGCTTTAGACCATTGACCATTAGCCATGCCTTTAAGAAACTCTTCGTTACCTTGTGCTGTACCATGAGTTCTAGCCATAGTCTTCTCAACACCATTCAGGTAATCCATCATTATAGCTGCTTGTCTCTCATTGCCTTTATACTTACCAGCAACGAAATCAGCCATTATTGAATCTCTATTACGCTTTAGGTCTTGTTCTGTTGAAGCTAGTAGTTCTGGATCTGCATCATCTCCTAGTATTGAATCTAATGAAGCGAACTGTACCTTGAGTGTATTATACTGTTTAGCATTACCTGTATTAAGTCTATTCTGTTGTGCAGATTGTAGGTGTCTTCTGGTACTCTCTACTTGAATCTCTATAGACCTTTGGGCTTCAGCTATTTGCTTACTATGGAATCTACTTAGCGATGTATCTTTGTTTAACATTACTTTACGTAAGGTGTCTAAGATCTCTGGTCTACCAGTTTCTTGAGCAATAGATAGCGCATAGTTTAACGCTGAGTTCGTAGCTTGAATCTTATCACCATTGGTTGCAGCTAGAGCTCTGTTATATACACCTCTCATATCTTCAGCGTATATATTAGTCAGCTGTTTACCTCTAATATCAAAATTCCTATGAAACTCTTCATTCTTCTCCATAGAATCATTAGCTTCAGCAGTAGAAACACCTAGTATGTCACCTGTATCTGTTATACTTAAGTCAAATGTCACACTCTGATTCTCTGCAAGTGTTTGAACCTTAAGTCTTTCGATATTAGCTTGGTTCATAGCATTCATTTCATTAACAGCGTGCTTATTAGCATTCTCTAGGAAATATGTCTTAGATTCATCTGTTACATGCTGTAGTTCAGTGAAAGCTGTACCCATCATCTTACTTACTTGAGCTGCGTATTCATCCGAAGATAAACCCGGATTATTCTGTCTAAATATAGACATCTGCTCTTTAAGGCTCTTGGTTCTCGACAGTACGTGAATGTTATCTATTACATTGAGTGTCTTATCCTCAGGTCCAAATAGGTTCTCTTGCCAACCCTTCTCTCTGTTCTCATACTTAGATCTAACACCAGCTATAGCTCCATCGATACGTGTTCTATGATCAGCATCGGTTTCACCTTTGTTTTTAACTCTATTGTCGAATATAGCCTGTTGTGTCTCTAGTTCAGCTGCAGTCATAGCCTTCTGTTGATCAGCTGCTGCATCTTTAGAGGCTGCTTCAGAGAAGGTACCAATAGCACTTAGAAGGCGACTAAGATCAGGACCTTTGCCTTGCTGACGTACACCAATGGCTGCACCTCGGCTACCAAAGTTCCCAGGTCCTATAGCGCCTTGTATATCTCTTCTTTCAATTGGCATTTAGTTTATCTCCTTGTTCTATGAGAATAGTTTAGGATTATTGCTTACAAAACCGCTACCTGAACTATACCCACTAGCTGCGCCACTAATACCAGCTCCTATAAAGTCACCAGCTCCAGCTCTACGTCTCATATTGCTCTGAGCATTAAGTAGGGCATTCTCTTTTCTGTCTTGTTCAGATCTAGATATACCTCTAGTCTGTTGGTTTATACCAAATGTAGTAAATTCTTCAGATTTCTCTAAATCACTTCTAGCTTGATCTTGTGCTATACTAGCTGCTACGAATGATCTAACACTCTGTACACCTGCTAAACCACTCTCTGCTGAAGCTGTCTTCTGTGATGCAAACTCTTGCCTAGCCTCTAGTGCTAACTGCTCGCGTTGCTGTTGGAACTTACTAGCCTCTTGTAGTGATTGAGCTTGTAGATTATTCTGACGATCCATAGCTTCACGCTCGGCTCTTTCAGCCTCTAGGTCTAATTGCTCTTGAGCTGCCTTATTTTGTGCTTTAGCTTGTCTGTCGGCTTGAACTACTGAGTATACACTAGTAGCTGCACCAACTGCTGCGACAATATATGGAACAGCTGCTGCTGCTGCGGGACCGCACATAAATTATCCTCCGTTAAAAATCATTTTTACAAATTGTTCTTCACTTGTATTAAAAACTACAGGATCTCCCTCCTGCTTAAATCCTAACCACTTCAACCATCTTAAAGCTCTTTTATGTTTAGTGTGTACGTAGTTATATACCTCACCACATCCTTCAGTAAAATAGTTGAACTCTTTCTTGGTTCTTTTGGTAAATTCTTTATAATGTTTCAGAAGATCCTTAGAGGACAGAAACCAGATAGTCTTTATATTGGTAATTCCGTATACACCTAGTATCTTACCAGTATCTAGTTCATAGTAACATCTACATACACACCCTTCATCCATAGATAATTTACAGCCTAAAGTTAATGTAACAGGTATATTATGATACCCCATATTATATAACTCAGTCTTATCATCATCCATTAAATCTAATAAGGATATTTCTGCAAAATCTTCCTCTGTGACATCTCTGATTCCTAGTTTAAATCCCATATTAAGGTGTCACCGTTCCTTCCTGTTGTATAGCAGCTATCCTTAAACCTAAATGATTATTAGATTGTATTTTAACTGCTATATCTTCTGCTCTTCCTCGTGCTAACAATAGTCTTCTACCTGATTCAGTATAAACTCTCTCTTGGTCTAGATTGGTTCCAATAGGAAGTTCCCCTAGAGGTATACCAAAGTCTGATCTAATAAATCTACTCTCTTCTGAACCTGTTCTTAGATTCTCTATAACTAGTTCAATTGGTCCTGAATCAATGTAAGATAACCAAGTCTTATCTAGGTATACCTTATCTGTAACTATTGGTTTATTTTGCTCATCTTTAGGTACTAATTGTGTTACCTCTAGATTAAACTCATACTGTAAGCCTAAGGAGTATCTATCTGTTTCAGCCATAATTATCTTACTTCCTTATAAGCACTACCACCACCTAATCTAACAGCTCTGTGGAATATACGAGCTCTTAATGGTGGATTACCTTGTTTTAATAAAATCTCTTCAAAGAAGCTATCGCCTACCCATCTAGGGTACATCTTAGTAAAATATAACCAATCATGCACCAGAGCAGCTATGATCCACATCGGGTCAGACTTTTGGTATAACCATCCGAAGATCTTAGGTATAGAAGCTCCATCAAACACAAAGCCTGCTGGTATGATGATACCACGGTAATTATAGTCCTTAACCAGTACCCATTTAGAGGTATTTGGTACAGGAGCTATCCATGGCATAGTCATCACGTGATCTTCTACACTAACTAACTCTATTGGTGCATTCAGGAGGTATTTACGATGTAAGTCTTCTTGTTTAAGAATTGGTCTAGGGATATCTAGTTCATAATAGTTTTCCATCTTTATTATACCTCCATATTATATTATAATTTTTCTACTTCATCAATGTAATGATCCCAAATAGCTGCATTCTTGACTGTACCCTCAGCTACCACTTGTTTTAACTGTTCAAGTGTTAGTATGAAGATGTCGTCACCTTGAATCCATTTGGTTTCATTTCGACCATTTAGTTCCATCTCTCTGATTCTACCTGAGAAATTCTGTTCAGACGCTGGGTCAGCCCATATCTCATTACCATCGATCAGAACTGTGGTTTTACTCATATCTTCATCACGTAGATTCTTGAGTTTCTGGTGAGCTGATTGCTTACCACCGTCTTCCCATAGTTCATCATCGGTTTTCAGACGCCATGCTCCATTATCGTCTAGCTTGTAGTTAGACTTAGAGTTGGCTACGTGTTGACGATCGTCTGGGAAGGATACTTTCTCAGTGTTCTCTACAGACTCATAAACTTTAAATTTACCATCTTTCATTGACTTCCCTATAAAGCCCTCTCTGACTTCATATGACGCGTTGTATATTTTTTTAATCTGATTATCAATTATAAATAAATAGTAGTCCATATTAAACCTAACTTATTTTAGTTGCTATAGTTTCGCCACCACCAATTGTGACACCACCGTTAGCTGTACCGTCATTATTATTACCTGAATTATCCTCAAGAGAATCGTTTCTATCTGACATTTCTATATTCATAACACACTTACTTTTTAAGTCACTAGTTAACTGACCATATGTAATGGCTTCCCCAGTATTATAAAGAAAACCTGCCTCTAGATCTGTAATATTATCATCATAAACTCTAGCAAAACCCATATCACCATTGAAGTATTCAACGCGAGCCCCTGCACCATTGATTCTTGATGAAATATGCAAGTCAGCAGTTCCTCCAGCAACACCAGCAGAGTAAGCTTTACTTGTCTCTACATTATTGACAAATAATTTTAATTCATTACCAGTGTCATCATGTATAGCTAGTATGTGATACCACGTCCCCGCTGATATAGAAGAACTACTAACTGAATCTTGAGTGGCACCTCCCCCGGGACCATTATATACAGCAAATTTAATATTACCAGATACTACACCTACTTCCCATGCTCTTTGGTTGGTGTTAGGGTTGGATTTCTCAATGATGGATTGATCACTTGTAGAATCTGGTTTTATCCAAATCTCAGCAGCGAAACTACTAGATGTTAGAGAGGCACTATCTGAAACACTAATATAATCATTAGATCCATCAAAATCAGTTACATCTACACCTTGTATATCAGTTGATAGTGGTATATATGAAAGTCTTAAGGTGCCTGCCATTGCATTCGAGTTAGAGCCAAATATTTTTATTGAATCTAATTCAGTGACTGAATCATCCCACCATAGGGCATTGAAATTGACTATATTTTGTGCTCCTCCCCACCATGTACCTAACGCTGGTCTATTCTCTCCTGCTTGTGGGTAAATATAATATTCAAAATATGAAGGGGGCTGTCCTGAAGATGGGTCTGCAATCCTAAAAGATGTACTATTTAATAAAGCCGATGAAGCTGTAGAGTTGTTACCTCTTAATCTTTGCCAATCATAATTAGAAGCAGCATCACCAGCAAATTGCATTCTAACCTCAGGACTCCCGTCTAGATAGCCTTCAATTTTATACATCAACACCTTGTCACCCTCTAGTCCACTAAAGGTATGACCAGCGGAAAAATCACCACTGACATCTACTTCTTTGATCATCTTGAACGGTAGGTTGAAACGATCTGCAACTGTGTCAGGGTTCTTCTTTTTGTATAGTCTAGCTGTGCCATCAACAGCAGTAGGTGAGCTGGATTCAACCTCAATCGATGTGATATTTGAAACTGTGTCATTTATCCATGTTGCACACTCTGTTTGTTGTCGAACATTTGTATTTGTGATTCTGCTACCTGAAATTTGAACGAGTCTTTTGCTGCCTGTTTCACCTGAAAAAACCAACTCAATATTTTTATTTCCATTTGCAGCATAAGGGTAGATTCTTGTTTCAGTTGCATTACTGGCCTGAATAGTTCCAGCATTATTTACAAGTCTTTGATTAGTGTAAGCTGAAGCAGAAGTTACATTGTTTGCACGTAAGAATAAAACACCACCCGGAGTATTCATATCTTCAATAACCAGCTTATACTGCCCTGCTGCATATAAATCCAATCCAGAAAACTGATATGGTGTGCCTGAATTTGAAATATTGCCAGTTATATTAGCTTCTTCAACCAACTCCCAGTTTTCAGTGTTAATACCTTTAGGTGTGGCGAAGAGGGCTATGGTTGCGTCACTTAATCCAGAGAATTCACCTCTTACAGTAATCTCATCTAAATTATCTAATGTATCTTTCCAATAAAAGCTATATTTACCAATCCTTGTATTTGAGTTAGTAGTACCGCTGGATAATGCATCCACATATCTTTCATCACTTGAATCGCCTGTGATTTTAATGATTGCTAGAGTTGGGTAAGCTGAACGCCTCATCTCGTTTAAAACGATAGAATCCTCTGAGTCTCCAGCACTTGCGCTCGCCGAAGCTCCTGAGCCTACCATTCTATAACGCCTGTAATTTAAGCCAGTATCACTATTGAATTGTAAAGATAAATCAACATCAGCATCAGATACACCTAGGCCAAAAACCATTAAAGTATAATCAAAAGCATCACCGTCCAGATTAGATAGAGTCAACGGGCTTGTATTAAAGTTCCTACCTGTAAACGTCTTATAATAGATAGGCATCTGAGGTAAACACGTTGCGAACTTATGAGGTATATTCATTTACTGCACCTCGAAGTCATTACCGCCTACATAAATCACAGTAATCTTAGTGTCACCAGCACTCTGATGTAGTTCAGTTATATTACTATTGTAGTTGAATTTATCCGAAGAATTCGTGAAAGTCCACGTACATCTACCAGCACCAGTCACCTTTAGTATACACTTGTCGCCAGCAGTTAAATTCGTGGAGTCCGTAATGTTTACAGTACCATCAGTCGCTGCTGAGTACTTATTGGTAACACTACATGACCCTGCACCTGAACCACTCTCGTCCCACTCGGAAGCTAAGATGGTCTCAGTGTCTGCATGTGTATATTCAGTAGTTTCACCGAAGATGTCTCCGCCTTGACCAGCTCCAACCTCTTGTTCTAACCCAGCGTCATCCAAGGAGTATAGCTTGTTGTCAGTCTTGAAGTATAGCTTATGTTTACCTGTAGCAGGAGTACTTGGTGTAGAAGCTTCCTCGTCTAACCCTAGGGACAAGATACCCTCAACGCGATCAGAGTCATCCACCACAATACCAGTGTTCTGCATGTCTTTATCTACACCATCAGCTTTCATGAGGGTATTATCTACCGTAGCACTTGTAGTCTGTAAGGTGTTATTAGCGTCAGCTGCTGCTGCTGCTGCACTAGCTGCTGCATTGGTTTCTGATACAGAGGCTGCTGCTGCACTATTAGATGCATTAGTTGCTGATGTTGAAGCTGCTGACTCACTAGCTGCTGCATTGGTTTCACTAGTAGCTGCATTAGATGCGCTAGTAGCTGCATTGGTTTCTGAAGTTGCTGCATTAGTCTCTGAAGTACTAGCTGCATTCTCTGATGCTAAAGCTGCGGCTGCACTAGCTGCTGCTGCTGCTTCACTGGCTTCAGCTGCATCTGCCTCAAAAGAGAACTGATCAAACATACCAGCTGTGAAGTAGTTTCTAACAGAGTCTCCACTAGATAAGTCTAGAGCTGTAGTACTCTCTTGTGCTCTAACAACTGTTAGGACGTTACCTGTTATCTCATTAACCCTAACGATCTCATAACGTTCGTCAGAATTCCTAACTAGAGTAACTATAGTCCAATCAGCAGGATCTGAAACATCAGGTAAACCAACAGCTGACACTACATTGACAGTGGTATCAATACTAGAAACAGTTGAAGCTATAATAAGCTTTACATTGTTTGAAGTTCTTAACATAGTTGTTTTATCCTTTTTATGTTAATGTTGCAGGTAGTGTATATGGGAATGCCTCATCAATCGTTGTTGCTGGGACTCCGCCTAAAGTATAACTACCAAGTATTGTATCATCGAACGTTAGGTCTACACCTGTTAAATAATCAGGCTTACCTAGCACGAGGTAGTAGTTACCACCTTGTTGATATCTGGAAATAAACGTGTATGCCACACCTGTAATACGATCTACTACAACGGGTGTAGCGTCATCTATCTCAGGGTATGCATATTGCTCTGCTGTGACAGGGATCACTATGGTATTCTCTTGTTCATCTGGTGTACCATTTAGTGTAACCTGTCGGTCAATATAAGGTCTTGTCGATTTGTATGGAGTAGTCTCTGCACCGAGAACCACTGGGGCTCTATCCGACAGGTTTATCTCCACAAGTACAGTATTGGGTGAACCTCCGATGAACTCTGTTCCTATTAGGTATAGCTTCCCGTTTAACGTTGTGCCTCCCAAAGGGTTGAACCAGAAGTTCCACTTAAGCCATGCTGACTGTACCTTCTCATTACCTTGCCAATAAAATTTATAAACTATTAGTTCATTACCTTCAGAACTATAATCTTCATTATTAATCAAGAATAAGTACTCGAGATTATTTTCAGATATAAGCTGTTTTAAGGTATTAGAAATTAATCTTGGTACATGTGCTGTAATATCAGCTGCATCTGTCACCAATGTATCAGGCTGAACGCTATACTCTCGAATAGCTGCATAACTTGATTGAGGTGCTACAAAGTATAATGTAGAACCTACAGCCACTGGTGGAACATTAGGATCAGCTGAATAAGCTGTAGTCGGGTCTAATACCGCATTCTCTGGGGTAAAAGCTTTTCCTCCTGAACCAAGTGTAAACTGTTCGTTATCACCTACAATTATTAAGCTCTCAGGGAATGGAGCTACATGCTGTAGCGTTACGTTGCGACTAGAGCTAACTGGTGTATCAATAGGGTCATCATCTAACACCTCTTTAATGGTATTAGGAAAGAACCTAAATATATCATCGGTAGCGGATAAGACAACACCATCTCCAGCAATAAAACCTAAACGATTCTTGAAGAAGAAAGCGTCTCTAATTGGTTTACCGATAAAGGATGGTAGAGGGCTTGAATCATTACTACCTGTTGTTCTATCTGCCCATTCTAATCTCTCTAACTCAAAGTAGATTTGATCAGGTGTACCTGTTGCTGTACCAGAAGCATCATCTTGTTTTCTAACAAACGCATGAGGCATAGTATTAGCATCTATCTCAAAGGCTTCCCCGGGTGCTGTTACCTCTGACCAACTCTTAGTATCTTCATCGTATTCTAAGAAGTACTCTACATCATTATTATCCTCAATGACAATACGAACTATCTCACCATCAGCTGCAACTGGAGGTAAATCCTCAATCTTACATCCTGAAGGTTGACAAGCAGCCATTGTGGTATCTGCATAAGAGTCAGTAGCTGTTAATGTAAAAGAAGTACCATCATTCTTAACTATCTTTATTACAGCTTTAGATATCTCAGTTATGGTATACCCTGAAGGAGCGTTAGCTATAAAGTGATCTATAACACGCTCTGTATCATTATTAGAATCCTTAGGGTCCGTTATAGAGTTACCGCCCACGTTAATAGTACGTACTACCTGCTGAACACCATTCTTAACCCAAATGTATCCTGTGTCAACATTTATATCTGGTTTTATGTTGGCTGTCATAGCTGGTGTGACATTCTTATTACATACAAACGTATAATCTAAGATAGATGATAACTGTAAAGCTTCTGATGGTATAAAATTACTAGAAGCATCTACAGTCTCGAGATAAGCTTGAGCTGCTGCATCTTGAAATACTATAGGAAATTCATCACCATTAGTATCGTAAATCTTATTGTCTAAGGTCGATGCATCTCCTGCTATAACTAGTATATAAGAAGCATCTGCAGTATTATTAATAGCATGTACCAAGGAATCAGCTGAGAAAGATCCTGACTCTTCAGCGATAACCTCAGCAGGAGGTCTCATTTCCACCCCTCTAGATAATGTCATATTTGCATTAACTGCATCAGTGACCTGCGATGGTAGCCTAAGCTCGGGGCTTTGCTGTGAGATACCATTATATAAGGAGGCCTCAGTTGATTTAAATTTTGGCATAATTAATACCTATTAGTGTGGCGGTAGTTATTACGTCCTGCTCTAGCCATTAGGTATGGTACTTCTCCGTATAGGACAGATACATCACCTAAGTGGTAAACATAACGTTGAAACTCCTGTTTAACTCTTCGTTCATCTGGTATAGAAAGCTGTGTAGCTTCAACATCACCCTTAACACGGGCAACGTATGCTCTACTAGCTTGAATTACAATATACTTCTTAACCAATAATGGTAATGAGTCGAAATCCCAGTTCCAAGTGACATCAGCTGTAAGTCCAGCTTTTGTACTAAATTCTTGAGCTTCTGTATCATATATTAATCCATCTCTCTCTACTAATCCATCATCAATAGGATCACATATAAGTGCTCCTGCTGGTACTTCTACAAAACCATCAATATCAGTTACATCATTTAGCTCATACTCATAGTCTGTATTACATGGTAGACCTTGGGAAAGAATAGATTGTCGTACATCATCTAATACTAATTGTGCAGACACGAAGTCAGGCTCAGTGCTTAAATCATTTAATGACTTCAAAGGTGGTATACCTATATATGAAGCCATAATGTTTAGAGCAGTGAGAGTTGTAAGCGAGTCATTACTTTCGATCGGCATCCATTCTCTCCTTTATGTCTTTCATTACTTCTGTAGAAGCTCGTATAGCTGTAATAACTTCTTCTTTTACCCAAGCTTCTAGTTCATCATATTTTCTCTTCTGGCATATAATTAGATAGATACAGAGGACGCACCAAATGCCTCCACCTTCAATTGCCATCTGATAAAGTGAATCCAACATCTCATTATCCTCCTACGAAAGGTATCTCCAGCTCGGAAGTATTTCCGTCTGAACCTTTCTGTATTAAGTTAATGGTGTTATCTTCTCCCTTAATTTCAATCACTACTGTCTTAGTCACACAAGAAGGTGTAAGTAGTACTAATAGTGTTAATAATAATCTACGCATAATACTACTCCTTAAGCTCTTGTTGCTATAATATATGAATCTAACTCTAATGTAACATTACCAGTAGTTGTATCGTTAGCTACTTCAAGACGCAATCTGTCATTGGCTTCTAAACTTGTTAAAACGTTGACTGGTACAAAAGCTACGTCACGTCCTCCTACAAGGCTTAGAACCTGTCTTCTAAGTGTACCTATAACAGTAGGCCAAGTAACTCCTCCATCAGTACTTTTAGTTATCCTAAGAGCTAACACCTCGTTTGGAGGACCTTCTATTACAAGATCACCTGATATCTGATAAGAACCATTGCCTGAAAGTAGTCTGAGCTCTCCATTACTAGGTGAATCAAAATGCGATTCAAGACCCAAAGTAAATGTACCTGCTACAACCTCAAAGACACTTATAGTATTTATAGTAGTAGCAGCTTCAGCGGTAACTGATAGTCTTCCTGTCTTGACTGTCTCAGTAATTCCTGTATTATTAGACCAAAGACTCTTAACTGAGGTATGATCTATATTTGGCGAGTGATTAGGGTCTGAGGTATCAATTACGCCTGATCTAGTGATGTAGCATCCTGAAAGTATCAGAGATTCGTCATTAGTGATATTTGAAGGCGCAAAGTCGATCAAAGCACCAACCGCAGGTAAATCACAGTTAATATCTGTAATAAAGCGACCACCCATAGTGAAGCCTGATCCTGCTTTGAAAAGAGAGGTAATGTTGTTTAAACCACGTACTATAGAAGTAGTGATTCTGTAACCACCTACCCAAGGATTCCGTAATTCTAACTCAGGTGTTCCTCCGAATCTACCTGTACCTTCTTCAAGTACCTGCCTATAACCATCGATGTAACCTAGAGAGGTACAGCTATTAAAGTTAACAGTTTTTATCTCTAAGGCATTAAAACCAGTAGCATCTGTTAAACCAAAAATAGACGATGAGGTCCCACTAGCAGTCAAACCTAAGTTTAACATAACTAAGTTACCTGAACCACCTACAGGTGAAGTAAACATTGTGTAACTTGTAGCTGAACTAGTCAATTGTGATACATCGAAAGAGGTGCCACGTAAGCTAAGACCTCCTGCTGGGACTTCTATTGACTGAGACCCCATATCAATAATACCATCAATGACATATACCTTGGTTGAATCTAATACTCCAGACAGTTGTGATGCAGTTTTCACTACTATTGTACTATCTAACAGTTTAGCCTCAGCTGCAGTCAGTCTAGACTCTGCGTCAGTACTGTTGTTATCTATAGTGTTTTTAAAGGTATTAAATTCCGTTGCTGAAAATAGATCACCAGTAG